ATGATCAACAAGCAGAATACCTATTTGATGTACAAAGAGAAACAGGTAAAGATGTAGATTATAGGGATAAAGAATAGATATGGATAAAAATGAAAAAACTCTAATCAAAACACTAGGGTTCGGAATCAAAACTTTTATAGAAAAAAGCATTGAAGGGGGGTGGAATGGTAAGTATGAGTTATTGCATTTATCAGGTGTAGACAATGATGGTGTTATGTTACGTCATTTGACTAACAAGAGGAGAATTAAGGCACTTATTGTTACTGAAATACTCCTAGACCCAAAAGCATGGGAGGCTTTAGGGAAGAGTGAGGGGTGGAGATTAGATGATGATAAGACAACAACAGTTACTTACTGTGAAGGATGTAAGAAGACTAGATATACAAGAAATGAATGGGAAGAATACATGCACCTCTTTGTCAGTAATTTAATAGAAGAATAGATATGAGAAAAGTCTGGACACCAAAGGAGGATGAGTTCTTAAATAAATACTATGGCTCTAAGGGTCCCAAATGGTGTGCTGAGAAGCTAGAAGCCCCTCTTGGATCAACGAGGTATCGTGCACAAAAAATATATCTTACTTATCGTAGTATAATAGGTTCATCTACAAAGAAAGAAACAAAGAAAGAAGTGAGGAATAGGGTTCAGAGAGGAGACTGTATACAGTGTGGAATAGGTGGTGGATTCCCTTATTGTTGCAAGGAACACTACAACGATTTAAGTAAGATTACTAACTTTAGAGGGTGCAAGACCTATTATTAAATAGTATAATATGGATGACTATAAGAACCTTAGAATGACACTTGCTTTAGCTACACTGTTTCTTTTTCTAGTAGTAGTGGTTATTGTGGTGAAGATTATATGGTAGAAGAACACAACATGAATCCCTATATTAGAATGGTCTGGGTCTTAACAGGATCAGCCCTTCTTTTATTAGTTGGTGTAGTATATGGTAGTATTAAGCTAATCAAATTATTAATTAACAACTAACACTATGAAGATCATAAGAGAAGAACAGAAAGCAACATCACCACAGCCAACAGGTAGTGGACAAGCTACTAAGGTGTCTACACATGAAGGTAGTCAGCTTAGTTCTCCTGTTAAAGCAGGGGTTTCTACTAAGAAGGTTTAAGTAAACAGCGTTTTTTTATGTATGTAACAACTAGGCATAGAAGGCTTGTGCGAAATACGCTAAAGTACGCTAGTAGGAAAGAAGCTATGATAGCAAGTGGATACTCACCAACATATTCCCACTGTGGAGACATTTTAAAGACTAAAGGTTATATATACGCTATGAGCGATTTCATTAAACAACTAAAAGACGAACAGCAGAGGCTTATTAAAGCTATAGCTGGTAAAGAATTGGATGAGGTAGAGTATAAGGACGCAGTAAGTGCTTTAGATAAGATTACCAAGAACACTCAGTTACTTAGTGGTGGTGCTACTGAAAGGACTGAGACTAGACCTATCTACAACGGTAAGAGTAAAGATGATGAGTAATCATGGAGACTATTACATATGGCATAATTTAAACTATGTTCCAAGACACAACAGCAACAAGAAAGATATTCGAGCTTAGAAAGAGGATCAGAGCTGTATCAGGTGGTACTGCTGCTTCTAAGACTATAAGCATATTGATCTGGTGTATAGACTATGCTCAAACACATGAGAACAAACTGATCTCTGTTGTATCAGAGGCTTTCCCACACCTTTCTGGTGGAGCTATGTTGGACTTTGAGAATATAATGAAGGCACATGGTTACTTTGAAGATAAGCGTTGGGTTAAGCACCCTAAGGCTGTCTATTCATTTGCTAGTGGTTCTAAGATAGAGTTCATATCAGTAGATACCTATGGTAAGGCTCATGGACCCAGAAGGGATGTTCTATTCGTAAACGAGTGTAACAACCTAGCGTATAACATAGTTGACCAACTCATCACTAGAACAAGGGAGATAGTCTGGCTAGACTGGAACCCAATAAGTGAGTTCTGGTTTTATACAGAGATGCAGGGAGTAAGAGATGATGTAGATCACCTCAAGCTAACCTATTTAGATAATGAAGCATTAGATGAGAACACTGTTAAGGAAATAGAGAGCCACAAGCATAAGAAAGGTTGGTGGACTGTCTATGGATTAGGTGAGCTAGGTGAGATTGAAGAAAGGATATATAAAGGGTGGAAGCAACTGGATGAGATACCCCCTGAAGCACGCTTAGAGCGTCGCTACGTGGACTTTGGGTATACTAACGACCCAACAGCCATAGGAGACATTTATTACTGGAATGGGGCATATGTGATTGATGAGATTGTCTATCAACGAGGGCTTTCTAATAAGAAGATTGCCGAGCTACTCATGCTACAAGAACAGAAGGTCTTAACTGTTGCTGATAGTGCAGAGCCTAAGAGTATAGATGAGATTAGATCCTTTGGTATAAACATTACAGGTTCTAAGAAGGGTAGAGACTCAGTAATTCATGGCATACAAAACGTGCAGGACCAGACTATCTTTATCACTAAAAGGAGTTATACTATATGGAAAGAGTATATGAACTATGTCTTTTTAAAGGACAAAGATGATAGAGTTCTTAACCAAGAAGACCCTAAGAGTGAGAATCACCACATGGCAGGTATACGATATGGGATGAATTCTATCATTCCAATACTAAGAAGACGTGAGATGAGGAGTACACTATCTCAACCACCAAGAAGTAAATCTAATATAGCTGTATAATATGACCACCCACATACAAATACCAATGTGCTGTCAAGAAGGTTGGGATACCTGTATTCACTCAGCTAAGAGAGAACGTAAGAAGAAAGTTAATATAGCTCTATGATAAGTTACACTACAGATTACTTCATAAGAGCTGGACAGCCTTTTCCTAGAAGACTGTATCTCTATATATTTAACTATCAGATAGTGCTAACAGGTAAGAAGGCACGTTTTGTTTATAAGATATTAAGTAAGTTTAAATGAGAGATAACGACTATTGATAAACTATGACACCAGAAGAACTACCAAAGATGGATCCAAAGAATCTACAAAAATACACACCAGACCCAGACCTGTTCGGACTTCCTGCTCAGTTAAAGGATCCTGCTAATTATGAGTATATTCAGAAGACACTCATACATGCACTACGATCAACGTGTGATCATTCTGATGTAGGAGAATGGGAAAAGTGTTTCAAGTGCCAGCAGAAGGTTATAGATCACAAGAATACTATGATTAGATTAGGCTTTAAAAGCCCTTTGCAGTATAGGAAATGGAAGAAGATTATGAACCATATTATGTCGGGTAAGAGAGACCCAGTGAACAAAAGTTTGACATCTTAATAATTTTAGTATAATAGAGTTATGAAATACACACCTACTTGTATCAAGTGTAGTGCTAAGTATGATTCAAATGAACCAGATGACTATTACTGTGAGTCATGTAACAAGGTACGATTAGAGATAGCTAAGGAGGTAGATGCTAAGATAGCTCTACGACCTAAGAAGAATAGAGTAAGTGGATGGCAACAGTTTGAACAACTACAGGCTCAGAGCAGACTACAGAAAGGTGGTTTACGAGCTGTAGACGCTAGGAGTTTAGGATACTAATAATGGCAAAGACTACTAAAAAAGAATTGATTAAGTCCCATATGGTTATTGGTGGACGTAAGTTCAGTGCTACTGGTAAGACTGTGATAGAAGCTATATTGAACCTCAAGCCGACAGTTACACGACTAGCTGGCTCTATTGTAATATCTAAAGGGAAGAACAAGAGAGAGAGAATCCTTAACGCTAGGACTATGTACAACATATTTGGTGCTGTTAGTGGTACACAGAAAGAAATAGCCCATAAGAATGTAGCTATCTTATTTGATAAAACCCTATTTGAATGATTAGCCCTTCCATATATTCATACATAAAAGATAAAGAATCCCAGTACGATACTCAGGAGATTAGTGTTGGTACTAACTGGAACTGGAGTATGAAGACTCATATCCAGATGATCTTCCACATGAAGAACTCACAGTTTTACACTGGGGACAACGATTACATGAGGGCTTTCAAGAACATCATGGAGCCTATTCTTAATCTTGCTTACTGGACAGAGGATATAGAGGTTAAAGACGTAGTATTTTATATTGAAGACAAAGGAGGGCGAGCACTTTCATTCCTAATCAAGAAGTATCACGATGATAAGTATGTGAAGGAGCATGACCTCGATCAACTGTTTGATGAGATAACTGAAGATGATGTTGATTATGGTGGTGTACTGGTTCAGAAGGGAGAGAAGAGACCGGAGGTTGTATTCATGCCAGCTATTGCTTTTGCTGACCAAACAGATATTCTAGGTGGACCACTAGGAGTTAAGTTCAACTTCTCACCAAGTAAGCTACGAGGAATGGCTGATAAAGGGTGGGGAGATGAGAGTAACGGAGCTACTGTCTCAATTGAAGACCTAATCGTACTGGCTCAAGAGACTAAGGATCCAGCAGGTAAAGTTGGACAGAACAACAACAGCGTAACGGGTAAGAATATAGAAGTTTACATAGTAAGAGGTGATCTACCGAGTCATTACTTAAATGATGACGATGATATGGAATACTGGTTCTATCAGAATCATGTTGTTGCGTTTTATACTGATAAGAATGGGAATAAAGAGGGAGTAACGCTGTATAGGCGTAAGGGTAAAGCTGAAGACCTACAATTCCACACAAGTAAGAAGATTTATAGTCGTGCATTAGGACGTGGAGTAGGTGAAGGATTATTACATCCACAGATTTGGACAAACTTCCTAGAAATACACAAGATGAACATGCTTGAAGCTGGTTCAAAGGTTCCTTTGTGGACTGATGATGAGAGCTATGCTAATAAGAATGAGATTCAGAACATGGAAAACCTCCAGATCACTACGATTGCAGAGGGTAGAAGGATTGGACGTGTTCCTACAGAGTCACCAGTAGCAGTTCAACTGTTTGAAAATAGTGTGAACTCATGGTTTGAACAAGCACAGGCAGTAGGTTCAGCATTTGACCCTCAAATGGGTAAGGAACAGGCTTCAGGGACTACATTCAGAGGACTACAACAAACACTTACACAAGGTAGAGGTTCACATGATAGACGTAGAGGACAACGAGCTAAGTTTATTGAACATATCTATAGAATATTCATTATTCCAGACATTGTTAAGGAGATCACAGCAGGTAAGAAGTTCCTAGCTACTCTAACCTCTGAGGAACTACAATGGATCACAGAACAACTAGCTGAGAACTTTGCTAACAAAACAAGGAATGAAGCTGTGCTAGAAGGTGAGATACCAACTGATAAAGACTTACTCAAGGGTAAGTTTATTGCTGATTTCACTAAGAAGGGTAACAAACACCTAATAGAAATACTCAAAGATGAGATGAAGGGAATAGAGATTAAAATGGGTATTAACATAGCAGGTAAGCAAAAGAACCTTTCACAACTTACAGACAAGATACTTTCTATCTTCGAGTTCATGTTCTCTAATCCACAAGGCTTCCAACAGGTTATGCAGATACCTAGCATGGGGACAGCTTTCAATGATATTCTAGAGTTCTCAGGCATTTCACCAGTAGACTTTGCTGGACTCTCTAATATGGCTCCACCTCAACAAGCCCAGCCACAACCGCAAGGAGGAGGACAACCGATCAACGCACAGGCATTAACAGCACCAACAGCTAACACACCAGCGTAATGGACCACAGAAAAGAAAAGATCAAACAGTTTATGGCTGATACTGTGATGTCAGAGGTTATACAGGACGAGATACGCAATTCATTCCTAAAGACTAGAAAGGATCAGGACATATACAAATTAGCAGCTTCTAGACTTGCAATAGATTACTTGAACGAAGCGTTCAAGGAGTTTGGTAACATTGTACGTTCAGATGATAATAATGATATAATCAAACAAAATGTAGGTTTATAAACAGGTCGACTATTAACAGAATATGCTTCGGTAGGGAAGCAAGCAGGGTAACTTAATGTAGTACCCTTATCCCTACCGATAAGGTTATTGCACTAAGTTACTCTAAATGAGTAGCTTTTTTAACATTTAAATAAATTATGAAAAACAAATATCTACAATCAATTGCAACAATAGGAGTAATAATGGCTCTCCTAGTTGTTATCAATATGGTTAGCAACACAACCAACAAGGCTCTCGGTTCTGTATCAGTTACAGATGAATACAGAGCAACATCTACCGCTTCTAGTGGTATTTATGGAGCTTTCACTGGGGATAACTTTGTAAAGACAGGACAAGGAACGCTTGGATCTGTTGTTATCACAGGTGCAAACACAGGAATTGTGAACATCTACAACGCAACAACCTCGAACGTAAACCTTAGGACAGGCAACAAGGCTAGTTCTACGATTCACCTTGCTTCATTCCCTGCTAACACAGCAGCACAAACATACACCTTTGACGTAGGGTTTACAGATGGCTTGTTCATTGACCTAGAGTCAGGACTTATGCCAACAACAACAATTACGTATAGGAACAATTAATAGATAACACATATATATGGGATTATTTAACGCAAAAATGCCTTCTCTGAAAGATCAGCAACGAGTACAAGCTGATAAGGAAGCAGGAGAGCGAAAGAAAAAATCGAAGCAAGTTAAGGAAGACAAAGAAGATAAAAGCAAAAGGTCGGCTTTACCAGTAAAAAACACAAAGAAAAATGGAAAATAGAAAATTCGCAACAGTAGTAGGATCACTCGCAGTAGTAGCAATCATTCTTAGTGCACTCGCTATTTCTAGGACACCAGAACAGATTGTTAGAAACGAGATCGTACGAGAAGTACAAACACAACTTGGTGGAGCTTCAGGACCAGATCATACTGAAAATCAGGTGTTCTTAAATAACGTAACCAATGGTGGTGAAGTTACATCAACAACTACTGTAGATACAACAATTACACTAGACTCAAGGCACCTTAGAAATAAGACAAGCCTTATATCTATGAATGTAGGAATAAACACAACTATTACAACAATGGCAAGTACATCAGCACCGCTCGTTGGTCTGAAGCCAGGACAGTCTTTTGAAGTTTATTTCTTCAATGCGTCAACGACAGCTGGTTCAACTGCAACATTCGCAGCTGGAACAGGAGTTGATATGCAAGAAGATGAAGGAGAGACTGTTATTGTAAACGGACTTGAGATATCAAAGCTAACCTTCCTAAAGAAAGCGGATAGTAATGTTATCTTCTGGGTAGAAGCAGGTCAAGTAGCAGATTAAGTTAATTAGTAAGGGACAAAACCCATAAAAATGAATAATAGACAAAACTATGGAAAATGAAACTACAGACGACACCACTGTTGAAGGTGTAGAAGACAAAACTTCTGAAAACAATGAAGTCAACGTGGAATCACTCCAGATTCAAAAGGATAAATGGAGAGAGAAAGCACTAGACCCCGATAGTGGGAAAACATACAAGGAATTGTATGAAGAAAGTAAGAAGAGTGACAAAACACCTAAAAATGAAACCAAAAAACCCAAATCAGACGATGAAATACTAAGGAAATTTGACAAACTAGCTCTAAAATCGGAAGGGGTTATAGATCAGGACGAAGTGGATCTAGCTGATAAGCTCAAAGAGGAGACAGGTAAAGACATGGAGGACTTACTTTCAAGTAAATACTTCAAGTCTGAACTAGCCTCGCTAAGAGAAGACAAAGCTAACACTAAGGCAACATCAGATGTAAGAGGTGGACAAGGTCCATCAGAGGCTAAGAACACCAACGCATACTGGCAAGCTAAAGGGGTTCCACCTACACCAGAACAAGTCCCTGACAACAAAACAAGACGAGATATCGTAAGATCAATGCTCAAATCTTCGTCTACACAGAAAGGCAAAATGTCATTCTATAGCGACAAGTAAACACCGTCTGGTTATTAAAAACTAACTTTAATAATCATGACAAATACAGTAACGTACGGCACACAATACGACGACGTATTGCAAGACCGACTAGATCACCCAACCACATGGAAAGAAATGTGTGATGTTCAGGTGAACGACAGTCGAGTATGGTCTACATCATATATGTCAACCACACCATCTGTTCAATCAGTGACACGTGGAACAGCAGCAACTCTTCAAGACTTTGCGGAGACAGCTGAGACTATGACTATCTCAACAGGTCGAGATGTACCTATCTACGTTGATTGGGCTGATTCAGCACAATCAGAGTGGACAAAACACGCAGAAATCTTCGATCGAATCGGTGCACTTCTAAACGAGTACATTGAATCAGCAGTTCTAGCTCGACACGCTAGCTGGACTAACTTCGGAACATTAGATATTGGAGGCGGAGGAACTTCAACATCTGCAATTACTGTTACTGCTTCAAACATCGATGACATCATTCGTGGTACGAAGCGAAAGATTCGAGAAGCTAACGGGCAGACAATGTGGAATATGAAGGGAGCAGGATTCGTATGGCGACCAGCAGACTTTGAATATCTCGAAGCATTTGTTCAAGCTAACGGATTCGCTACAGCAGATCAAGCTCTCAAGGAGGGAACTGTTGAAGGACTCCGTTACCTCGGAGTTGACCACTACTGGTCAACCGAGCACACAGCAGGTCACGTATTCGCTGGAGTAAAGAAGATTGAAACTCTTGGTATCCTTCGGCGTACATTCGGAAGAGCATTTGTAATCGACTTCCCAGCAGGTCCTTCAGATGGAAATGCTACTAACTTCCTCTCAGGACAATCACTCTACAGTCGTGTAGACATTGGACACATTACACCTACAGCACACAAGACATTGGTATTTGATATCAACGTAGCTTAGTGTTCTTACTCTGTCCCTTTCGGGGGGCAGAGCTAAAAACATTAAACAATGAGAATATACGACATATCCAACCCAGAGCTATCAATCATCGCAGAAATATGGGATCTCTGTGACGCTGATATAAATAAGTTCCCACTAGCTGACGCTATAAGGAAGGTAAATGCTGGCTATGAGACATTAGTAGGTATTATTCTTGGTGCAGACGGTAACTGGGAATTTGACGACACTAACTTCACAGACCTACCTAGAGGTGTAGCTACGCTAGTAGATGGACAAGAAGCCTACTCATTCTCTTCTGTATACCTCAATATACGAATGATAGAGGTATTGAATAAACAATCACCAGCCACTTTTATAAAGCTCAAGCCAATAGAAGAAACTGATCTAGGTGATCAGGGACCAGAACAATACTTTGGGCTTGAAACAGATGGTAGCCCTAAGAAGGGAACACCACAGTATTACTCAAAGGAAGGGGACACTATACGACTCTATCCAGCACCAGATACAGATGATGTGACACTAGTAGGAGGGCTTAGAATCACCTTCCAACGAACTATAGACCTATTCACTACAGCAGATACGACACAAGAGCCTTCAATACCTTCTCCATACCACATTCTACTAGCTTACTACGGAGCTATTTCTTACTGCATGAAGCACAAACAAGACCGTGTTGCATGGCTTGAGAAGAAATGGGATGAGGGAAAGGCTGAGATGATGAAGTTCTACGCTAGAAGGGAGAAAGATGTCCGTCCAGTGATGAAACCTAAACGAATTAGATTTATATAATATGGTAACTACTATCACAAAAGAAACAAAAGACAATCTCTCAGTAACTAATGAGACAAAAGGTATCCCTGGAGTTATATGGGCTACTGGTTCATGGGGAGAACAAGGGGATAGTATATGGGCTACACACAGACCAGTAATTACAGAGGAATCAAAGAACAACCTCACAGTAACTAACGAAACAAAAACATGATGAAAAACATCCTTATATCAAGCATAGTGTTCATAGCAGGGGTCATAGTCCTATTTAACTATGTCCCTCTTTCAATTATAGATATTAGACCAGATAATCTTGGAACTATTGCTAACACAGAACTTCAGTCAGTTAATCTTCTAACTGAATTCCCAACCTTCTACAATGCACAGTACGCTCTATTGAATAATGGAAAGGTAGATGTATCTTCTACAACATGGGACCAGCTAACAACAGCTAATGGACTCACAACAGCAAATTCTCTAACATCAGCAACAGCACTTGCCACTATAGGAACAATTGGAACTGGTGTGTGGCAGGGAACTACTGTAGATGAACTCTTCGGAGGAACAGGCTTTGCTACCTACACAGCGGGAGATCTTATCTACTCAAGTGCTTCTAACGTCTTGTCTAAATTGGGAGTGGGTTCAAATGACCAAATATTAACCCTAGTAGCTGGATTCCCTGCATGGGCTTCAGGATCAGTAGATGAGACACTTTCATATAACTTCACTGGTTCAACCTTTAGAATAAAGAACCTTAATGCTTCTTCTACACCAGCTAATCCTCTTGTATTGAATGGACTATCATACAGTTTTCCATCGGCTTCACAGCCTACATCCACAACGACTCTAAGGGTAGATTCTTCAGGAAACGTAACAGCAACAGCACCAAGAGCAACTTCAACAGTATTTACAGCAAGTGGAGTTTGGACGAAACCTGCTCATTTAAACTATGTGAGAGTTCGTGTTCTTGGAGGTGGAGGAGGAACTGGGGGAACAGATGGTGATAATGGTGACGGTCAAAATGCTACTGGAGGAGGAGGGGCTGGTGCTTATGCAGAAGGTTGGGTGTCTGTCTCAGGTAACGTAACTGTTACAGTGGGAGCAGGAGGAACGGCTGGAGCTTCGGGAGCACCTGCAACAGCTGGAGGTACTGGGGGTACAAGTTCGTTTGTTGCAGATGTAACCGTTAGTTCAGCAGGAGGAGATGGTTCTGGTGGAGACGGTTTGAGTGCAGGAGCAGGAGGAACGGCTACTGGAGGAGACTTAAACATTAACGGGGGAACAGGTAAAGCAGGGGGACAGATTGGTTCAAGTTGGGTCGGTGGACATGGAGCAGATAGTCCATTTGGTAATGGAGGTTTGATCAGATTTTATGCTGATGGAAATGGTTTTTCACCATCAGGGTATGGAGCAGGAGCAGGAGGAGCTAAAGGTATATCTAACCAAGGGGCAGCTGGTTCACCAGGATTCGTAATTATTGAATGGTACGAATAATATGGGAAAATCAATTGAAACAACAATAGATAGATTCGATGGAGGGATTGTAAATGACTCCAGAGATATTCAAGCAAATACATCTAGATATGTAGCTAACTTTGATATTCTATCCTCACCTTGGAAACTATGCCCCTATCGTGAATCAGATGATGGTGATAGTTCTTCTTCAACTAGCAGAAAACAGAACTTCTGTGTAGCTAAAAACGGTTCATCGGTTTACAACATATATGGTCTTGGTGTAGTCTCAGGAACCCCTAGAGCAGAAATACTAAGTAAAGCTACTTCAGGAATTTCTAATGGATTAGAGGACGCTACATGGGGAGCACCTGCTAATAACCAATCCACAACAGGATCAACCGCCTTTGACCTATTTGTATACTATGAACAAGCAGCACTTGTTATTGGTGCTAGAGCAGGAACTAACTTATGGGCTTTTTCCCCAACAGGGTCAGAATGGTTAGACTCATGGAAAACCCTCTCATATACAACTATACGACAGGGACTTGTTCACTCTAAAGACGACATTCTATACATTCCCTACAATAATAAGATAGCTTCATATAATCACGTTGGCACAGCATACAACGCTACTGCTCTAACCCTACCTGCTCACCTAAGAGTAGAAGCAATAAGTGAATATGGAAACTTCCTTGCTATTGCATGTTCACCTAAGTCTGGAGTAGGAAACTCTATTGTCTACCTATGGAACAGAGACGACTCACTTGCGACTCTTTCAGAGAGCGTAGATTGGGGACCTGGAGTAGTTAAAGTCCTAGAACAGCTAGATGGAATCCTTATAGGTGTTACACACAATGGAGGGACAACTACCAAGTTCCAAGACAGAATTACTGTTAAGGCTCTTAATGGAAGCTACGCTGTAACGATTAAAGAGCTTGTTGCAGATGATAATGATGCATTAATGACTAACTATTCTCAGGTAGAGAATGGACGGCTATTTTTCACACTCAAAATAAATTATAATGAAGACGGCACAGCTGGTTCAGCAGTTAAAGAAGGACTCTGGAGTATAGGACGTTCGGGACCAACCCAACAGTTCACAATAATCCACGAAAGAACTCTTAACAACAGTACAGCGTTGATAACAGGGCAATCGTTGGGATTTTTAGTAATAGGAGACTTCATATTTCAAGCATACATTAATAATAATGTTTATAAGGTAGGTAGAACAGACCACCAAGCTAATTACTCAGCTACTTCTATATATGAGAGTAAGACATTTAATAATGGTGGATCATTTAACACTGTAGACCTTATGGGAGTATCCCTAATGACAGAGCCTATGCCTACTGCTGGTCAGGTAATACTGAAATACAGAACAGATGAAGCCATTAAGACTAGTACATGGACAACGATCTTTACAAACGCAGTAGATAATTCTATATCATACTCAGCAACGAAGAATGAAGACGCTGGAACTAATTTACCTGTCAATTACAAAGAGATTGAGTTTAGAGCAGAATCAACAGGTGGAGCGTGTATAACAGGGATACATTTTAAAGAAGACGTAACGGATACTAAACCTTATTAATATGGATAAAGTAGAACTTCTAGAAAACAGAATACAAACACTAGAGAATATGCTCAGTATTCTTGTTAGAAGTGATCGGTATACCTTTCAGAAGGATCTACAGTTTTTAGATGGTAGAAACATACAACTTAGCTCTGGCACAGGAACAAAGATAGGAACGAGTGCTACTCAGAAACTAGGATTTTTTGGAGCAACACCAGTAGTTCAGCAACAGGTTCTAGGATCTCTTTCTGAGTCAGGAATAGACTCTGATGGAACTGCTAGAATAGGAATCAACAGAATAAACACAGCATTAATAAACTTAGGCTTAGGCTTTAATACATAATATGGATCCTTCAGAAGAACAACTAAAGAACAGAGAGCAAGCATTGAACAATATCAATGCAGGTGTTCCACAAGATCAGGGGATAACCTCTACGGCTCTTGCTGATAGTCCGAGCCTCGACTTTGGAAGCCCTGGAGAGGTCCCTGTAGCCGATGTAAAAGGTCTTAACAGTGATTTACCTACCCTAGGTGCTACTGGAGCAGAAAATCAAGCACAGGGTGTAAATGAGCAATTACAAGCTCTAAACAATCAACTACTTGGTGAGAGTGCTCTTACGACACAGCTAGAAGAAGACGCTGGAATATCAGAACTTATACAACAACAAACAGACCTTTCTTCAAGGCTAACAGGGTTAAAGAATGAAGCTCTAGCAATACCATTACAACTACAGCAAGATGTAACTGGAAGGGGAGTAACATCAGGTGGATTACAGCCACTACAGGCTTCTGCTCTTAGGAAGAACGCTATCCAAGCATTAAGCGTATCTTCACTACTAGAAGCTACGAGAGGGAACCTATCTACTGCCTACGACCTCGTAGACAGAGCTGTTGCACAGAAATATGATCCTATTAAAGAAGCAATAACTGTTAAGCAAAAGAACTTACAACTTATACTTGATTCACCAGAGTTTGATAGGCAGGATAAGGAGAGAGCACTACAAATGCAAGCTAAGCTAGATGCTGAAGCTAAGGCGGTTGCAAAACAAGAAGCAGAAACTAAAAGCATATCTGATACAGCACTACTAGTCCTCAAGTATGGAGGTCCTCAAGAAGTAGCTGAGCGAATAATGAATACTGCTACCTCAGAGCGAGAAGCATACCTAATGGCTGGTAAACATTTACAAGATCCTCAGGCAAGAGCTGACCTTGAAACTTCACGCCTTACAAATGAACTAAGAAAGTCTCAGATAAATCAGACACAGTATGAGACAAGCCTCTTAAAGAAATATGGAGGACTGACTCCTAGCCAGTATGCTGATACTTTAAAAGCAGATCAAAAGGCTATAGATGATGCAGAGACACAATCTGAAAAAGATCGACTTCAAGGGCAAGCTCTTGATGGACAGGTTACTTTGCTGGGAACCATACTAGATAGTAGGGCTATTGATTCAGTAGTAGGTCCTACTGCATTAGCTAGAGGAACAACAGGGTTTGGAGCTAGGGCAACAACAGGAGTTGTAGGAGG